CGCGACCAGGTGAAAAACGGGGACATGAGTCGATCGGATGCAACTCGGGTACGTGCCGCCACACGATTCAATCCCCAGGCTGTCGACGACGTACTAGACGACTTGCTGGTGGACTACGCAGACGCAGGCCACACCGTCACTATGGCTGCGAATGGCGAGCGTGATTGGTCAGCGTTTTTGGCGTTTATCAAGGAATTACTGCCGTTATTCATTGGATTATGCTAGTCCAACTATGGCGATCCGTGGGGGAGTAAAGGCTGGTTTGATCCTCAGTTTCCCCTGCGGGTGGCCTCCATTCCGAGGCGATTCAATGCGATATCTAGCGGTACTGTTGTTTGCGATTCCATACCCACTGATGGCACAAATTCCCGTGGTGATCGACGTTCCCCCCGGCGTGTACGTCGTGAGGATTGAGGCCCGAGCCGATGGCACGGCGTCGGTCACGCGACTCAACGTGCACCGTCTAGAGGGCAAGCCCGACGACCCAACCGAGCCCGACGACCAACCGAGCCCGACGCCAACCCCGATTTCCAAGCGGGCCCAGGCCCTTTTCTCGGCGGTGGTCGACACGCCCGGAACAAAACAGGCGTTTGTCACCCTCTACGAACAGACCGAGGCCGAGGTGAGGACCGGCAAGATTGAGCCCGGTTCGGCCAACGAGGCGCTAGCGTTTGCGTCCAATCGGATCGTCGCCGAGTCTGGAACGGGGGAAGCGTGGAAGCCGTTTCGCGAAGGCGTTTCGGTTATCCTCGTCGAACAGGCGGTCGCCGGAAACTACGATACAGCGGACGAGATAAGCGTCGTTCTGAAGCAAATACACGCGGGCATGGCCGCCGAGGCGCTCAAGGCAGCGGACCCTGTAAGCGCCGAAAGGTGGCGGGCGTCGATTGCGAAAATGCTCGCCCTGTTCGGAGAACTCTAAAATGGTCGACCATCGAATCAAGTACCTCGTCGACCTCGGGCACAATTACAACCCGAACAAGACTTGGAACGTGGGACCGCTATCCGAACGCGACCTAGAGTTGCTGACGATGTCGGACGTCGCGACCAAAAACATGATAGCGAGCTATCAGGAGATAATGGGATTACGGCCCGACATGGAATGGGGCCCACTGACGGATCACACGACACGAACCGAGCGGTGCGGGCATCCCGACTACCAAGAGGCCGGGGGCGGCACATTTAACAACCCTTGCTTTAGCGATGGGATTCGTTTTTCATATCGCGACCGTGGCCGTCCTTCCGGGTTTTCGAAGGCCGACGCCGAGGCGATGATACTAAACGTCGTCACCGCCAACGCCGCGATGGGTGCCAAGATGACCAGGGTCGACGAGGGCGACCGACAGCAAATTCGCATAACGTGGGAGGTATTGAGGGGATCGACTATCGGCCTTGCGCAACTCACGAACGGACCTTGCAACGAGCTGTTCTGCAAGATCAACCCCAACTACGCCCGCGCGGGGCTAATCCAAATGTCGGCGTTGCTTTGTCACGAAGTCGCACACAACTACGGGCACCAACACCAGCGGTCCGGCATCTTGTCGCCGACGATCGTGCAGCTTTCGAGTTGGCGGGGGTGGGAAAAATCCGACCCGGCATACAACGTATGGGAGCGATTTGGCTACAACGGATTTCAGCCGATTCCAGGCCCAGGCCCCGGCCCCGGCCCAACCCCGAAACCATCAATCAATCTTGAGGTGAACGGGCATATAGTGACAGCTAGGGACTCGGGCGATAAACAGCTAGGACGATTCCTAGTGATCGTCCAGGGTGGCCAACTCCAAGAGTTGCGCCCGTGGTCTGGTGTTTAAGGAGGCAGGCAGATGAAGATTTTAGTTTTTATTTTATTGCTAGCGTTACCGTTGGCGGCACAAGAATCGTACTCCCCCGAGACGGCAGTGGCTTGTGTAGCTCCTGCACCAGATCCGCAGTTCGGCCCCCGGTGGACCTACCCCGGCAGTATTTGGGCGCACCTCGCGGAGGACCATCACGCAGGAAAGATCATCGGCAACTACCAGTCGCTGACGTTGGCACAAGCGGAGGACCTACACAGCGACCTACATACGACAGGCCGCACGCTAAACGTTGCCGACTACGGGCCGCCCAGCGTGGCGAACACCCAATTTACATTTTCGCCCGAGGTGTTCACGTCGTCGCCGACCGCCAGCAACTGCCCCGGCGGCGTTTGCCCGGTACGTCAGGTCGCACCTGTTCGGATGGCCGCCCAGCGTAGCGTACAGAGCACGAGAAGTTTAATTCGGCGAGGTCGCGGCAATCGCGGGTGGTTTCCTCGCCTTCGCGATTGGTCGCAACGACTCGGGCGGGTTCGCTGGGGCGGCGCCCGTGTGAGCGGCGGTGGTTGATCGTCCTAAGTCGCGCGAGTTCGCGCGAGGACGATAGGCGTTGACCAAATCCCCGCCGATCGCCTACGGTTTTAGGGTAACCCTTAGGACCCCGATTAAATGCCAGATCCAGTCGACCGCCCAAAATGGGAGAACCAATTTTCTAAAGCGGTCAATTCAGTCTTCGCCGATATGCGGCCCGCCATCGAACGCGGGCCGCTGTCGTTTTCTTGGCCAACCTTCCAGGGCCGCATCGCCGCTGCCGTCGAGCAGGAATACACCGAGACGTTTATCGCGGCGTATCTAATCCTATTTTTCGACGAGGCGTTGCGCTCGTCTGACATGGAATTGCCCGACATTGAGCCCGCCGACGTCAATCAGATCGGCGCCAGATACGGCCGCGTGATGTCGGGACGACTCGCTAAGGAGGTCACCGACGCGACGAAAACAAAGGTCGGCGGATCAATTGACGAGACGGGATTGATTAAAGACCCGGAAAGATTCGACAATACTTTTTCGAAGGATCGGGTCGAGAATATCGCGATTACCGAAACCACGCGGTCAATCTCCGAGGGCGAAAACGCAGCACGGGTCGAAATCGAACGGGTCGGAAACCGGGAAATCGTTGCCATTTGGATTACGGAAAAGGACGCGAAGGTCTGCCCGATATGTCGCCCGAACCACCGAAAGCCCGAGTCGTTCTGGGTCGCCAAATTCCCGCAAGGCCCGCCCGCCCATCCCCGTTGCCGCTGCAACTTATTCTATGAGGTCAAATGATGACGCTAACTATGAAACGCTATCGGGTCACCGAGTCGTACACCCAGCCGAAACTACGTGTCGACAGGGAAAAGGGCATTATCTACGGCGTGAAGGCCCTAGGGATCGAATCGAAGAACGGGCGGACTTATTCCGAGGCCGCGCGGCAATCCCAGGCCAAGCTAATAGAAGGCATGGCTGTTGCGTTTGGTCACGACCGCGACGACCCCGGCCGCGAACGTGGATTCGCCGAGCAACCAGCGGTGATCCGAAACGTGACGGTTAAGTCGGATGGCAACTATGGCGATTTGCACGTTTTTAAATCCCACCCGTCGGCCGAGTTATTGTTCGACCGAGCAGAACAGGCCCCCGAAACGTTTGGATTGTCGCACGTTGCCGAGTGTGAATTATCCGGGGGAGATAAACCCGGAACCACTGTTGTCGAAAATATCTCAAAAATCCATACTCTGGACATCGTGACAAGGCCAGCGACTACCGACGGCCTTTTCGAATCCATCGACGAACCCGCTGGCGAGGTGAAAATTGTGAAGGTTACATTATTCGAGGCGCTGAAAAGGAAATACCCCAAGACCGCCCAGCGGGTGCTGTTGGAAATGAGCGACATGGGCGTCGATGCCCTCGATGTCGAACTCGACGACGCCGCCGAGGCTGGCGGGTCTGACCCGGCCCAAGCGGTCGCCGATGCCCTCGCCAATAAGGCGACCGAAATATTCCTCGACGATTCGATTGACCCAAAAGAAACGGGCAAACAAATCGGCGAACTCGCTAAGGCCGTTATCGACGTCAAGGCGAAGCTCGAAGGAACCGCCGCCGCCGAACCCGCCGCCGAGGCCGAGGACGACGAAGAGGAAGTTCCAGCGGACGAAGAGGCCGCCGCTGAGTCGATCGACCCCCGGTTCTCCAAGATGTTCGCCCGCGACGAGTCCCGCTCCATCTGCGAAAGCAACGGCGTGATGTGGGTCGACGTTCCCCGTGATATTCAGAATCGAATGATCTTAGCCAAGTCGGATGGCGACCGCCAAACAGTGTTTGAGTCGATGACACCCGCCGAGCAAGGTTCGGCGAAGCCACCCGTCGGGCGTCGCACGATGTCCGAGTCCTACGACCCCGAGGCGTTTATTGCATCCCAAAAATGACCCATTAAATCGCCGCAAACCGCACCCGTCCCCGTTACCCGAAACACTAAAAGGACGATGCTAAAATGGGAAAACTAACACGCGACCGCTCGTTGTTGGGGGATCAATTTGAGATCGCCGACGACTTCCTCGGATTCACCGACGCCCAGTTGTGGACAATCTTAGACGCCGATACGGCCGCCACGGTTGCCATTGACGCCGACGGCGTGGGTGGGGTTCTGCTCTTGACCACGGGTGCCACCGACAACAACGAGTGCAACGTTCACTCAACGAACGAACTGTTCGACATTGTCGCCGACAAGGAAATCAATATCGAATGCCGGTTGCAGTACGCCGAGGCCGCGACCGACGACGCGAATGTCGCGTTCGGGCTTATCAACGCACCCGCCGCAAATGACCTCATCGACGACGGGGCAGGTATGCGGGCCAATTACAGCGGTGCCGTAATTTTTAAGGTCGACGGCGGTACTGTCTGGAAGTGTGAATCGAGCATTGCCACAACCCAAGTTACGAGCACATCGAAAACCACGGCAGGCGGCGCGACCGCCCAGACGTTACGGATTCGGATCTTGCCGAGGAGTTCGACCGAAGCCGACGTTCTGTTTTACGTGGACGGCGCGCAGTTGGAAGATACCAACAACGACGCTGGGCAGCCGTTCATCCGGCACACGTTGACCTACACGTCGATAACCGAAATGAGTTTGTTTGTTGCGGCCAAGGCTGGCGGCGCTACCTCAGAAGTTATCTCAGTGGATTACATTGCCGCGCAAGCGACCCGATAGTCCGACCTCGTCCTCGATCGTCGGCGGCGCGTCGGCACATTCCCTAAGATTTCAATCGGAGTTTTTACGATGGCAGTAGCAACAGGCCCACGCGAACGCGCCCGACAGTTGCGGCGCTTTATCACCCTCGCCGAGTCCGATCGTCGGCACTCGGGCGGCACTAACCGGGCGCTTGCTGATTTTGAGCAAGCGTTGACCGAAGGGCAGGTCAGCGGCAAGGACCATTCTGTCCGTTGTTTGTTTGAGGAACTCGTCCCCGATGGTCGCGAGATCGTCGAGTCGTGGGACCCACGTAACGGCGGGCGGGGTATTACGTTGTCCGAGTCCGCCATTGAGACGGGCAATTTTACGGCCATCAGTGGCCAGATTGTCTACCAGTCGGTTCTCGACGCGTACGACAAACCCGGCATGATTGGAAGCCTACTTTGCCCCGATCGCCAAACGGCGTTTGACGGTGAGAAGATTGCTGGAATCGCTGAGATCGGCGATCACGCGGAAGTGGTCGACGAGGGCGGTAGCTATCCCACGATTGGAACGTCCGCCGAATACATCGAAACCCCGCGCACAACCAAGCGAGGTTTCATCGTTCCGGTGACTAAAGAGGCTATTTTCTTCGACCGCACGGGGCAGGTTCTGCAACGGGCTGGCGACGTGGCCGAGTGGCTGGGCGTCAACAAGGAGAAGCGCTGTATCGACGCTGCGGTCGGCACGACCTCGTTGTACAAGCGGAACGGGCGATCGGCTACGACGACCTACGGCGACTCTTCGGGTGACCACGATTTCGACAACCTCGCCGCGTCTAACGCGCTGGCGGATTGGACCGACATCGAAAACGCTCTGTTGCTGTTCGACGGTATGACCGACCCGGTCACCGCCGAGCCGATCAACGTTCTCGGCGGCCTCACGTTGGTCGTTCCTTCCGCGCTCAAGCTGACGGCCATGTCGATCTTGAACGCAACCGAGGTTCGGGAGGTCACCAACACCAACACGACAACGATTTCGGCCAACCCGCTTTCTGGCGAATTCGCTGGCACGCGTCTAGATATTACGATTGCCTGTTCGCCTTACGTCGCCAGCCGCGTTGGCAACTCGACGACATGGTTCCTAGGCAATCCAAGTAAGGCGTTTGCGTACGGGGTCAACTGGCCCATCACGAGCGTTGAGGCCCCGACGAACAGCAACGACGAGTTCCACCGAGACATCGTTGCTCAATTCAAGGTGTCCGAACGTGGCACGGTCGAAGCGCACAATCCGCGTTTTATGGTCAAGTCAACCGCTTAGTTGGTACTCGGCCAAAGTCGATCGGGTGCCGTTTTGCGGCGGTACGTAGGGCGGCGGGGTCACCATTCATGCCCCGCCGCCTTTTTTCATCGAATGGGATGATTAGAAAGGTCTGAGAAATGAACGACGAAAAGAACGAGGACACGACACCCGAGGCACCATCGCCCGCCGCTGAGGCGAAGCCCGAACCCAAGAAGCGAGGACGACCACCCGGCCCAGGTCGACCGTCGAAGGACAAAGGCGAAATCGAGGCCCTCAAACAACAAGTGGCCGAACTGCAAGCCAAGGTTAACGCGCGGGGGCAAGTCGGCGTAGAACGACAGGTCCGCGAGTTGGTCGCTAGGTTGCCGGTTCCCGCTGGGGCCGACCCGTTTAAGGTTCACCGCGACGCGGGCGTGATCCCCACGAAGGAATACCGGGTCGTCTGTTCAAAGGGCAACCCGGAAAAGGGCGGCGTTACGGTCGAGACGGTTACCGTGGCAGTCGACGAGTCCGAGGCGATCAATCACGCGATCACCGAACACTCGATCGGCCTTGACGCCTACGGATGGAAATTTAAGGTCACCGAGGCCGTCACCGTTTAGGCGTTGAAAAGCACAGCGGGCCCCCTGAATACCTCGGGGCCCGTTTCCCCATTCCCGAGGGCCGCGACCAATGAGCGCCACGACGAACCTAGCCAACGCCAAAACTCGCCGTGGTGCTGTCCTCGTTGAGCTGCCGGCAATCTCGGCAACGACCGCTGGCGGCTTACCTAACGCGACAGGTGCGATTGGCGTGCGAGTTGACCACGTCGGATATAAGGCGGGGCTATATGCCGAGCTGGACGCCCTCAACAAGATAATCGACACGCTAGAGGATGACGTCGACAACGAGACCTACGGCGACTATGAAGGCGAAGTTCGGGGGGTTTCCTGATGTCCTACACGTTCGACGACTCGGGCGACCACGCGTTTATCGACGGCGTCGAGACAGTCAGTTACGATCCGGCCGAAACCGGGATTGCGGCCATCGCGGGCGTCAAGGCGATACGCGGCACGGTCGACAAACTCGGGGCCACGTTTAGCGACTCGTTGGCGCTGACACCCGACGACGTGGTGTTTTGCATTTGGGCCACCACGTTGGGAGGTCGGGCCGTACGCCGCAACGATACGATCACCGACGCCGCCGCAACGCCTCGGGTCTACCAGGTCCTTTCGTGGCGGACATCCGAGGATGAAAATCAGGTTGTGATTGTCTGCCGAAAGCAAGCCTAGGAGGGCGGCCCGATGTTACGACGGATAAATAGCCCCATCGAAATGGAAAAGTTCGGTCTGTACCTCGGGGACGTCGCCGACGCTTTCGAGTCCGACCCGATGAATACCGTGATCGAGGAAAGCTACCAAGCCATCCTACAAAACATACGAGATAATTTTACATCGTCGGTGACACCGGGTGGCGACCCTTGGCCCGAGCGAAAGATCGAGGGCGACGGGCACCCGCTCTTAATGGATACGGGCGCGTTGCTGCAAGCGGCAACTGGAGGTGGGGCGGGGCATATTGTCGTGCTGGAACCTCGCGCCTTAGAGTTCGGTGTCAGCGCCGATACGATCCCATACGCGGCCTCACATGAATTTGGGTATATGGAACGGAACCTTCCCGCCCGGTCCTACCTCGGGGCGGGTAAGGAAACGCTTGCCGAGATCGGGGAAGAAATGGCCGACGAGGGTGAGTTGTTTTTTTAATACGGAAAAAGGGCGTGCTAGGTCAGGCCACAATTACCGGTAAACGCACATGAATTACGCAGAGGTGGCAGGGGTGGTCGAGAATGAAAAACTAGGCATCTGGCAAGTGCTACTGAAGGTGAACCTAAC